TTCTGGACTTCTTCCAACTTGCTGGTGCCCCTGGTGTCTATAACAAGGCAACTGGTTCTGGTTTCGGTGCTCAGTGGGTACAACCTGGTAAGAAGGGTGGATTTATTGCTGGCGTAAACTATGTTGCCCAGAACGGTTCTGACTCTACCAAAGGTGAGTTCAACGAAGCAGGTGCTCTGAACACTCTTGCTCAGATTGGTTACCGTGCTCCTAACTACGGTATTGCTTTTGGTTACCGTTATGGTACTGAAGGAACCCGTGTTCGCACCTTCAACGCTGTTGCTGGTAAGTCTGGTGCCCTTGTTGCTGGTCAAACCTCCAACGGTTATTCTCTGAGTGCCTACTGGCAACCTAAGAAGTCTGGTATCATTCCTTCGGTGAGTGGTGGTTATGGTTGGAACACCGTAAGTCTGGATGCTGCTGGTCAAGCAACTCCTGCTGGTGCTACCGATTCGCAAACTTGGTATACTGGTCTCCAGTGGTCTGATGTGTTTGCAAAGGGTAACTCCGCTGGTTTCGCTATCGGTCAACCTGGTAATGCAGAGGGACTCGATAAGGAAGCAACGATGTGGGAAGTGTTCTACAAGTATCGTGTGAGCGACAACATTAGCATCACTCCTGCAGTGTTCTATGTGTCCAACAATCAGGCACTTGCTGATACCTCCTCCAACTACGGTGGTGTGATTCAGACCAAGTTCACGTTCTGATAAGTTACTCATAAGTTGAGTGGAACCACCCCTTTGGGGTGGTTTTTTATTAACCAAACCTTAGTGGACTTTCACATTTCTTTCAAGTACAATTGCTTACGAAGTTATTCACTTTTTATGAAACTCAAAAACTTTATTGCTATTGGTCTGGTTGCCGCTCCTGTTGCTGCATTTGCTGGATCTACTTTGAATGGTGCTGGTGCTACTTTTCCTGCACCAATTTATCAACGATGGTTCCAGGACTTTTCTTCGTCTACTGGAAATCGTGTTAATTACCAATCTGTCGGTTCTGGTGCTGGTGTTCGTCAGTTCATCGCTGGGACCGTCGATTTTGCGGCGTCTGATGAACCTATCAAACCATCAGAAGCGTCTAAAGTAAAGCGTGGCGTCGTTCAGATTCCTATGGTTGGTGGAACGATTGCGATTGCTTATAATAACCCTGGTTGTAAACTGAAACTCACCCAGAAGCAAACCGTTGATGTTTTCGCTGGTCGTATCAAGGACTGGAAAGAAGTCGGTTGCTCTGGTGGTGCGATGAAGGTTGTTCACCGTTCCGATGGTTCTGGAACTACCTTTGCATTCACTAACTCTCTGGATGCTTTTGGCGGTTGGACTTATGGTGTTGGTAAGTCAATCAAATGGCCTACTGGTGTTGGTTCTAAGGGTAATGAGGGTGTTGCAGGAACCATCAAAAACACTGCTGGTGCTATTGGTTATGTGAACACTGGGTTTGTTCGCTCTAATAAACTCCAAGCAGCAGTTCTTCAAAACAAGGCAGGTAAGTTTGTCGGTCCTTCTGCCGTGACTGGTGCCGCTGCTCTAAATGATATTGTTCTGGACAGTAACCTTGCTGGTGAGAACCCTAACCCATCCAATCCTCGTGCTTATCCTATTTCTACTCTGACTTGGATTCTTGCCTATAAGAAGGGTAATGGGGCAAAGACTGATGATATTCGTGCCGCTCTGAACTATGCTCTGAGTACGAAAGCACAAATGATTGCTGATGACCTTGGATACGTTCCTCTTGCAGGAAGCGTTCTGAACAAAGCACGTATTGCTGTCGGTCGTATCGGTCAATAATACAAATACATATTATACAACTGGGGGGTTGACAAAACCCCCTTTTTACTGTATTATAAGAAACGAGTTAGGAGGTTTATGTCTCTTATTTCCCAGCGTGATAGGCAAGTTGCTATAACCGCTATCAATCATTATGTTGATTATCTCACTAGTGAGATTGAGTTTTATGAAAGAGAAGAAATGCTAGAAGATACTGACTACCAAGATCATAAGTCAGAGTTGCCTGAAGTTTATGCTCTTCTAAACTGGATCAAACTGGAGTATTTTAAAAATGAAAATTAATCTCTGGTTTTGTAAGGATATGAATCAGTGGCGTTGGACTTTGACTGATGACCACCGTCCTATTGTAAAACAAGAGTCTGGTCAAAGAGAAAATCTTCGTGATGCTATGAATGATGTAGCAAATACAGTAGAATACCTTATGAGTCAATATTGACTTTTATTGGGCGATTAGCGCAGCGGTAGCGCATCTGCTTTACACGCAGTTGGTCATTGGTTCGAATCCGATATTGCCCACTTTATAAATACCTAAAAAACTGGTATAATGGAAAAACTTTATAAAGTACTTTCTGATACTCAGGCAAGTCTTTTTGTTCTCTTCCAGAAGACTTGGGTATATCACTGGCATATTACTGGACCTGATTTTTATCAGATACATACATTGTTTGGTGAACAGTACACTGCTCTTTTTGAAGAGGTAGATAGAATATCAGAACATATTCGTTTTCTTGGTGCAAAACCAGTAAGTTCACTTTCAAGAGTTGCAGAAGTTTCAAGAGTTTCTGAAGCAAAGAGTGGACTTTCTGAAATGCAAATGATTCAAGATTTACTTGATGATCATAAGAAACTTGTAGAAATGTTTGCTGAAGCAGCAGAAGTTGCAGAAGAACTTAAGTCAAGAGGAACAGTTAATCTTCTTGATGATTTAAATGAAGCACACGGTAAATTTATCTGGTTCTTAAGATCATTTACTGAAAAATAGTTAATTAACGAACAATGGAAAATTTAAGAATAAGGTGCCGCTCCTGTGGTAAGGAGTTAGAGGGGCATCAAAGTAAAATGGTGACTTGTGGTTGCCCTAATATGGCAACCATTCGTGGGGATAAGATTTCGGCAGTTGACTTATCTAATATTGTTATGCTAAACTCTTATCATACAAAATCAAAGTCTGGTGTTCTTACACACGAAGATATTGCTTGGCAAGAAGCACGTCGTCAACGTAAGGTAAAACGTTTAGACTTTGAAGTCCGTTGAGTTCTAATTTTTTATAAATAAATTAGAACCTTTCGTATTATTATGCCTTATAAAGATAAAGAAAAGCAAAAAGAAGCACAGCGTCTCTGGGCTCAAAAACAATCCGATGAATTTAAAAAATTTAAATACAAAAGAGAGTATAATAATAAAAAGTTGATGGTTGAAAAACTCAATCAGTTAAAACTTGAAAAGGGTTGTTGCGAAATTTGTGGAGATTATCATCCACCTTGTTGCTTTGATTTTCATCATATTGGTGTTGAAGATAAGAAAAAAGAAGTTTCCTACCTTGCTGGAAAGGGATATAAATGGGAAACAATATTGACAGAAGTTGAAAAATGTATTATGATATGTGCTCCATGTCATCGTAAAATACATGCTGGTTTATTAACTCTACTTTAATTTTGGAAGGAGTCCGGTTGGTCGAGGACACCGCCTTGAAAGCGGCTGGGTTTAAAAGCTTCGCAGGTTCGATTCCTGTTCCTTCCGTTTACAGATATTACAAAATTTTAGATTCTCTTAATCTATATTTTTGTATCAACACAAACTTGACAAAGTAAAATTACTCACTAGTATAACTAGTAGTATTCAACCTTAACCCTATGGATCAGCACACCTACGATAATTGGGTGAAGATCAAGGAGACCTTCGAAGCCTCTGGGAACACAGATAATATGTTCTACAAGAGAGCAGTAGAAATAGTCAAAACTCGAAGAGATCCTCTTGCAAAGTTTCTTGGAGATGAGAAATGATGGAACCGTTTGATGACGATTATGTGACCCGTAGTGAAGTTCAGGAGATGATCGATGCAGCAATACGACGACACAACCGTAATGCTTCTATCATTAGTATGTGCGTCGGTTGGGTGGTTCTTGCTTTATTTGCTGAGGGACTTTTAAGGTTGATTGGAGTCATACCACCTTTACTTCCATGGCTCAAAATTACCCTGAACTAATAGGAATATTTTTTTTATTAGTATTTGCTGCCACTATGTTTTATCAAGGTACTTGTATTTTGAGAGGGCAACGTGGTTATTCTTTACGTGACTATATGAAACAAGATAGCACAAATATGCGTAAACGAATAGAAGAACTACTTAGAGACAAATGATAACGATCACAGAAGAAGATTTGCAGGAATTACGAGAAATAGTTTTAAAGCAAAAAATGGATGAGTTATTTGAAGAACCATCTAGGTATGAGGACGAGAAAGATGATTAAAACTTTTATATCTTCAATTTTACTTTTTAGTTCAATAGGATCTTTTATTTACTGGGGTTTGACACATGCATACCCCAACTAGACAAAGATATCATTTTGCAATGACCTGTTTTGTGAGGTCTTATGGAAGAAGTGTTTTAAACAATAACTATATCAAACAATTTTGTGAAGAGTGGTCCAAATGGGATGTTGATCCTCCATTAGACAACACTGTTGATCAATATTTTCATTACGAATATAAAAACTGGAGAGGAATATAATGGGTCACTTTGCACGATGGGTTCTTGAAAACCCTTATACACTTGGTCTTCTTGGATATCTTTTGATTGTTCCTCCTATTATGGGTATCTGGGCAATTCATAAATATGGATGGCAGCACTGGGCACCATTTGACAGGGGGCATAAGAAGTAGTATAATTAGTAAGACAGAGCACAAGTCCCTGTTATGCCCTTATGAGGTATATCACACTTGTGCCTTCAACGGAGTATCGCCTAACTTGGTCATGGCACCTGCTTTGGGAGCAGGA